TTGACTTATTGCAGTTTTTCTGCAATTTATAACTACCTTTGTATCTGTAATAAAGCACTCATGATAAAAAAGATAATATTCTTTCTGTTGGTGTTAGTGTCTTTCTCCGCAGCTGTATTCGGCGCGGACAAACCTTTCACGCTTGTTATCGACGCAGGGCACGGAGGACATGACTCGGGTGCAAAGGGTTCTTTCTCTTACGAAAAAGACATTAATCTTAATGTGGCTTTGGCCTTTGGCCGATACGTTGAGCGCAACTGTCCCGACGTAAAGGTTATTTACACGCGCAAGACCGACGTGTTTGTTCCGTTGCACAAGCGTGCCGACATAGCAAACAAGAACAAGGCCGACGTATTTATCTCTATACACACAAATGCGCTGCCGGCAGGACACATAGCCCGCGGACTTGAAACGTACACGATGGGTATGAGGCGTTCGGACGAAAAGCTGAGTGCGGCAAAGCGCGAGAACTCTGTTATCATGATAGAGAAGGACTATAAGGAACGCTATGAAGGCTACGATCCTAATTCGCCCGAAAGCACAATCATGTTTGAGTTCATACACGACCGTAATATGTCGAAGAGCGTAGAGCTGGCCAAGTATGTGCAGAGCAACGTTTGCTCAACTGCCGGACGACAGAATAAGGGTGTTAAGCAGGACGTGTTCCTGGTGTTGCGAGAGACTTCCATGCCGGCGTGTCTTATTGAATTGGGCTTCATAACAACGCCCGACGAGGAGCGCTTCCTCAATGACAAAAACAACATAGACAAAATGGCAAAGGGCATATATCAGGCCTTTGTTAAATATAAGGATAAATACAATAAAGGCTTTACTGTTCCTTACAGCTCACCTAAAGATAATAGTATAAATATCCCGTCCATTGTGCCTGATGACGGCAATGATGAAAAGGAAAAGCCCCAAACACGCAAGCAGACAAGGCGCAGGACAGAAACGCCGCGTCCTCGTGTAGAGGAGCAGCCGAAGGAAAAGGCGGACAGTGACAGCAAGGAAAAAACACAGGATCGTTGGGGAATCCATTGGCATATCAACAACGTATGTCAATCAAATTTTAAAAGAGAAAGGAGTGGTATGATGAAAGCTTTGAAAGCCATAATATGCGTGATTTCCTTTGTGGCTGCATTGGGATTTGCCGGGACATCCGATATGACCGACCAGGTAATATATACGATGCCGACAGAAACCTATCACGACATAAAGGAAACCCTCGCGGCGGACGGGGATTCCCCAAGTGATTATGAAATAGCAATGTTTTACCTTAAAAGTAAAGACCAATGACGGATTTTTCGGAAATCAAGGACACGGCGCAATACAACCGGCAGGAAGCGGCCACATTGTTAGGCATCAGTATCAGCACGCTCAACAATTACAAGAATGCAGGAGACTTAAAATGCCGTTGGCGCAAAAAGAACGGCCGGCCGTTTTATTACGGTCGTGACCTGAAGCAATTCCTCAAATCAGAATTAGAAGTAAAATGAAAGAACTAATAGAAATCCAACACAGCCTGAAAGCCCCCAAAGGGCAATGGAACAACTACGGGAAGTATAAGTACCGTAGCTGCGAAGACATACTGGAGGCATTGAAGCCCTTATTGTATGAACATAAGTGCGAACTTACGATCGCCGACGAAATGGTTCTTGTTGGTACGCGCATATATGTAAAGGCCACCGTCACATTAAAGAATGAGAACGGCGAAACCGTATCGACTACCGCTTATGCCCGTGAAGAAGAAAGCAAGAAAGGCATGGATGGCTCACAGGTGACGGGAGCGGCTTCTTCCTATGCCCGGAAGTACGCCCTGAACGGAATGTTTTGTATCGACGACACGAAAGACAGCGACGACACGAACACCGGCGGTAAGGACGACGGGCTTTCCGACAACCGGGACATGGCTTTCCAAGAGATAGATGCTGCCAAGGACACGGCCGAACTATCCAAAATATTCAACAAATATACCATGCTTCATGATGACAAGGCTTTCATGAAGCGTCTGGGTGAAAGGAAAAAGGAGGTGCCTTATGTACAAGCTTAAAAAATCGGATGTCGTGTTTTATCCGGCCACTCACACCTACATAACGCCGGACGGCAGGATGCTTGACGGGATAACCGGCATGCTTTCACGGCAACTCTTTCCCGGAAAGTATGACGGGATTGATGAAGAAACGATGCGCAACGCCGCAGAACGCGGCTCATTCATCCATTCGATTTGTGAGTTGGTGGACAGTCTAGGTGTGGAACATGAAAGTCCAGAGGCAATAGGCTACAAGGAACTGAAAGAGACATACGCCCTGAAGCATGAGGAAAGCGAATACCTTGTATCAGACAACGAACACTTTGCAAGCTGCATCGACAAGGTTTACAGGGATGGCGAATCAACATTTACATTGGCTGACATAAAGACTACTTATAAGCTTGACAAGGAATATGTCAGGTGGCAGCTTTCCGTCTACGCCTACCTTTTTGAACGTCAGAACCCCGGCGCAAAAGTCCTCCACCTTTATGCCATCTGGCTACGCAGAGAACGCCATGAACTCGTGGAAGTTGAACGCATCCCGGATGATGTGGTGGTGTCATTGATGGAGCACGAGGTGAACGGTGAGCAATTCGCCAACCCCTATGCCCCTTCCTTCACGGATACGAGCCTTCCGGAAAAATATGCCGCCATGGAAGATGCCATAGCCGAAATCGACCGGCAATATAAATATTGGTCAGAAAAGAAAAAGGAACTGTCCGATGGCGTAAAATTCGAGATGCAGAATGCCGGTGTAAGCAAGTGGGTCGGGGACAGAGTGTCTTTTACACGCAAGGAAGACAGCGAAAGGGAAGACTTCGACAAGAAGCGTTTCGCCTCCGACCATCCCGACCTTTACAAGGCTTATCTCATCAAAACCAAGGTTTCCGGAAGCGTGATTTTAAAAGTGAAATAGTAACATAAAAAACATTAGAAAATGAGCAGTTTATATGGAAGTATCTGCCTGAGCGACATACCACGCTCACAGATGAAGAAAATCATGTGCAAGGACGGAAAGGAACGTATATTCCTGAACATCTTTGTGGGGGAAAGGAAAGAACCTGCAACCTTTGGCGACAGGACATATACCCACTTCGTTTCTTGTTCCCCCAAGAAAGAAGAACGGAAGGAGGGGGAAAACTACTTCATCGGTGACTTGCAGACCTACCAGTCGCAACCGAACGCACCAACCCCCGAACAAGTGGCCGCAGCCCCAAGCGTGTCACCTCTTGACGACTTGCCTTTCTGATAATTTATGAGGTACGACGGTTCCAACGAACTCCACGCCGGGCAGGCAAGGGCAAAATTGGAAAAGCTCATCAAGGACAAGAAGATATTTGATTTGACCGAAAAGAAACCACAGAGGAGCATTCAGGCCAACAAATACCTTCATGTCTGCCTTTCATACTTCGGATGCCAAATCGGCGAAACCATGGAATATGTGAAGCGTAACTATTACAAGATTCTTTGCAACCCTGACACTTTTATTCGGGAAAGGGAAGACAAGTACCTTGGCCGTGTGAAGTATCTTAGAAGCTCTTCCGAATTGGACAGTTCTGAATTTGCCCTTACGGTAGACCGTTTCAGAAACTGGTGTGCGTCAAATGCCGGTGTATATATCCCAAGCCCCGATGAGGAAAGGCTGATACAATTAATGGAATTGGAAGTAGAACGTAATAAAGAATTTATTTGATTATGGACAAATTTTTGGGTCAGGACATCCCTGAGAAAGAGCGTTGGCAATTCTTAAAGGACAATGCCGATGCAGTAGAGAGAATTGGTTACACCCACAGGTTTAATCCTGACGAGTTGGCACAAAAGAAAGAATCATTGGCCGAGGTTTCAATCACCATCAACGACATTGAGATTGAGAAGAAAGAGGCAATGGAAGAGTTCAAAGAGCGGTTGAAACCTTTGAACGAGGAGAAACAAGAACTCTTGGAGCATATAAAGAAATGTTGGAGTTCGGAGTAAACACAGGAAAAGAATGGGAGCCTATCAAGCTGTCCCAGTTCTTCAAGATGCACCGGGCTTTCTTCAAGGACAAGGCTGAGAACATGACACTGGTTTCTACTTTGAAAAATTTCAAGGCTAAAGTAAATCAGGACATCGAGCGCAGCAAAGAGGAAAATGGAAGCAAGGTTGACAACTATTCGCAAGTGGTAGATTCCAATCTTCCGAAGTCCTTCAAGCTGAACATTCCTCTTTTCAAAGGCTTTGCATGTGAAGAAATAGAGGTCGAGATTTATGCAGATGTGGATGGCCGTGATGTTTCATTATCCCTTGTTTCTGCCGGTGCAAATGAGGCCATTGAAGAATACAAGAACAATGTGATTGACGGACAGATAGAAGCAATCAAAGGTGTTGCGCCTGACATCGTAATCATTGAAGTATAGGAGGCTGTGCATGGAGAATGATTTCATCCCGGATTGGTGGATACCGGAGTTTTCAACCCAAACATCGTACTTTTCATGAGAAGTAACTTCATACCCGCCATAGTGCTTTTGGCCGGATGCCTGGCAGGCAACAAACTGTTCAACCACGTCAATGCGTGGTTGGGCATCGCAATCATAATAGCAACAATCATTTATTTTCTCAACAAACTAATTAAATTTATTAAGAATGAAAAAGATTCAGATTAAAACCATGTTCACATTCATTGCTGCATTTTTTGTAATGTCATCGTGCCAACGCGTGGCCCCCAACTATGCGGGCGTATTGATGGAAAACTATGGTAAGTCCGGGAAAGAGGACTTTTCCATAGTTTCCGGAAAAGTGTCGGTAGTCGAGCCGGGGACGGAGCTGTTCCAAGTGCCACTGTTCGACCAACGCGGGGAATTTTCCGAACCCGTCATGCTGAAAGCCGCCGACAACACCGAGTTTACCGCTCGCCCGGTCTACTCTTACAAGGTTTCCAAGAGCCGTGCCATAGACGTGGTGTTTGACAACAAGCACATCGACCGTGCCGACACCGAGAACGGAAAAGACGGTTTCATGCAATCCTTGGAGGATAATATCTTAGAACCTCGCATTTATGATTTGATAAAAGAAGAAAGCCGCAAATACAAGACCGATACACTGATGGCAGACGGCGGGTCGTTGGCTTTTGAAAAGAAATTGGAAGAGATTGTCCGTAATGAGTTTGAGGATCGTGGACTTGAATTGAAGTCGTTTTCTGCACAGTTGGAGTTTTCTGACAAAGTACGCGAGAAGATAGACAGCCGGAATGAAGTGAACACCAATATTTCCGTGTTAGATCAACAGATAGAAGAGCAGAAGAAGCGGAACGAGCTTGAACAACTACGAACTGAGCAAGCCTTGATACAATCACGCGGATTGACGGAAGAAATCCTTTATAAACGATTCATCGACAAATGGGACGGTAAAACACCGCTGTACGGCATTGCACCGAATTTCCTAAAAATGACAAAATAAGGAGTATTCCCCGAGGCCGTTCGTCCACATGGAAGGATATTGCCATACGGTAAAGAAGCCGGTTCGATTCCGGGGCGGCCTCCTGCCATTTTTTATACTGATTAAGATTAAGGTTAAGATTAAGACAACGCCCCTCCGGTCTGTGAAGATAGGACGGGCACATGGTACCGTGGCGGAATTGGTTAACGCGCCTGTTGGTTAACGGGTAGATTGCAGGTTCGAGTCCTGCAGGTACCACAAACTAAAATCATAAATCAATGAATGAAATACTAACAGGTAAGATTTGCCCCTATTGTGGCAAGTCTACCGAATTTGTAGATAGTTCCGTTATCTACGGACGCTCATACGGTATGATTTACTTATGCCGGGATTGCAGGGCTTATGTCGGAGTGCATAAGGGCACAGACCAAGCGTTAGGGAGGTTGGCTAATGCGGAGCTAAGGGAAGCCAAGAAAGAAGCCCACTACTATTTTGACCAGATAGCAAAGACCAATCTTATCAACAAGATTTGGAAAGAGCACATCCCAAACATATCCAACAGAAACAAAGCCTATTTGTGGCTATCTAACCAATTAGGCATATCACGTGAACTTTGCCACATAGGAATGTTCGATGTGGAGGATTGCAAACGGGTTGTTGAACTGTGCAAACCATTAGTGAAAGTAAAATTAGCAATGAGTATATGAAAAAAGAAGCATACATAAATGAGAATACTCCCGAACTAAGGGAATGGCTAAAGGAACAAGGACTTATTCCTGAAACATATCCTGATTGTTGCGACTATAATGGTCTGACTGCACCATATCCAAATTCATTTGGAGAAATGGCAATGTATAAAGACGGTATTCGGTATGAGGAAGATGATGACTTTGACGAGTTTATTATCTGTAATAACGAAGAAGAGTTTAAGAAAACTGTTATTGAACTATTAAACCAATAATATACAATGGAAACAAAAGAAATAACTAAAACCATTTACATCGCAAATGATGGAAAAGAGTTCTTGACGAAAGAAGATTGCGAAAAGTATGAAAAGTTTGTCGAAGAAATACTTTCACGCATCGGGTATTTCTGTATCAGATGCCATCCTGATTTGACAGAAACAGGAAATTTCCAACACAAAATATATGTAGCAGTACTCTCTTATCATTATCTACATAAAGAAATTGCTTTTGAATGGGCATTACGAGAGTTCAATGGCTATTTAGGAGAAAGCGTACAGGGTTGGGGGTTCCAACCACATTTTAGTGTGAGTGAAGTTTCTAAAGAAGAATATGAGAATTGCCAACCTACCGAATGGGGAGGCACTCCATTGAAAAGTGAGAAAATATTCCTTAGTCCTAAATCGGTCGAGGGATTCCCTGAAAATATTGACTACATGAAAGAATGGGGGTTTAAATAATGCCGTACTACATCAAGAAACCTAAAAAGAAGAAAGAAAAGCCTTTGCCATTATTCGACAAGGCAGGGATTAAAATCAAGAAAAAGCCGGATTTAGTAGCCAAACTTGACAAAGTTTTCAGCCGCTATATCCGGCTTCGTGATGCAATGCCGAACGGTTATTTCCGCTGTATAAGCTGCGGTAAGATAAAGCCATACGAACAGGCAGATTGCGGACACTTCCATTCACGCCGCCACATGGCTACGAGGTTTGACGAGGACAATGCTCATGCCGAATGTAGAGCTTGTAACAGATTCAAGGCAGACCACATGATAGGCTACCGTGAGAATCTTATAGCCAAAATCGGACAGCAACGCTTCGACAAACTGGCATGGAAAGCCGGACAGACAAAGAAATGGGCTGATTTTGAATTAATCGAACTCACGAAGTATTACAAGGCTTTGGGGGATAAATTAAGTAAGGAGAAAGGATTATGAAAAATATTTCAATAAGTGCGAACAATGTAAGCATAGAAGCTTATTCAAGACTTTATGTATCACTCAATATGGATATTGAAGAAAGCGAATTATCCGATTTGTTGAATGAAATGGAAATAGAGGACATTGTTTCCTTTTTGGAAGGTAAAGGGTATAAAATCGAGGAAATATGAGTTATGTACTACGTGATTACCAACAGAAAGCCTCTGATGCCGCCGTTTCTTTCTTCAATAACAAGGCGAAGAAAACAAATGCTATCATGGTATTGCCTACAGGAAGCGGAAAGAGCCTTATCATAGCGGATATAGCCGCAAGACTTGATGGACATACGTTGGTATTCCAGCCCAGTAAGGAGATTTTGGAACAGAACTACCTGAAGCTCTGTTCGTATGGTGTACTTGATTGCTCCATTTACTCTGCATCGTTCGGACGGAAGGAGGTTTCACGTATCACCTTCGCTACCATAGGAAGCGTGATTAACCATCCTGAATTATTCCAGCACTTCAAAAACATAATCATTGACGAGTGTCATTTGGTCAATCCCAAGGAAGGGATGTACAAATCATTCCTTTCTATGTTGAAGTGCAAAGTGCTTGGCCTGACAGCAACTCCATATAGATTGAGTTCAAGCCGTGATTTCGGAAGTATGCTAAAGTTTATCACGCGCACCCGACCGTGCGTGTTCTCTGAGGTAATATATCAGGTACAGATTTCTACTCTTTTGGATATGGGGTATTTGGCCAAGCTGAACTATTACGCGATGAATCCTGTCGGTTGGAACGAACTAAACCTGAAGGTGAATACCACCGGTGCCGACTTCACGGACAGGTCTGTCACCATGGAATACGAACGCATCGACTTTTACGGCTACCTCGTGCACATCGTGCAAAGGTTGGTGAACAACACCGTTACAGGCAGCAAGCGTAAAGGCATATTAGTGTTCACACGGTTCTTGAAAGAAGCCGAACGGCTTACGTGGAGCATTCCCGGTACTGCAATCGTTTCAGGTGACACGCCCAAGAAAGAGCGCGAAAGGATATTGGAAGCGTTCAAGGCCGGAGAAATCCCCGTGGTGGCCAATGTGGGTGTACTAACTACCGGATTCGATTATCCGGAACTTGACACAATCGTCATGGCTCGTCCAACCATGTCTTTAGCACTATGGTATCAGATAGTCGGTCGTGCCATTCGTCCGCATCCGAATAAGGAAGCAGGTTGGATTGTTGACCTCTGTGGAAACATCAAGCGTTTCGGAGAAGTCAAGGATTTACGTCTAGTTGACGGTGGTAACGGCAAATGGGTGGTATATTCAGGTTACAGGCAATTAACCAATGTGAGATTCTAAATAAACTGAAACAATGGCACAAAAAACAAAAAAGTCTTTTGTCTTTAATATTGCATGGCAAGAGGTGTTGATGGGTTATCCATCGGAGGTCAGACTTGAAGTGTACGATGCAATCATAGAATATGTCGCATCGGGGACAATTTCGGAGCTGAAACCGTTGGCTAAGATGGCATTCTCCTTTATAAAGAAAGAGATTGATAATAGTTTTGAGAGACTTCCTCCAAGTGGAGAAAAACATTGGAATTGGAAAGGTGGTGTAACTGATGAAAACCACAGTATCCGAGAAAGTCCACAATACAAGTCTTGGCGGGCGGATGTCTTTGAAAGGGATAATTACACTTGCCAACATTGTGGAAAGGTCGGAGGTAATATAAACGCACACCACATTAAACCATTCTCTGTCTATCCGGAATTGAGGTTTGATGTAAATAATGGAGTAACATTGTGCAAAGATTGCCACATTCAAATACATAAAATAGAACGGGAATGGGAAAAGAAGCATTTTTAATCTATACATCATTTTATAGGCCTATTTCCATTCTTTCAGATAAGCAATTAGGAAGATTGTTCCGTGCGATATTCAATTACAACCTTAGCGAGGCTGTCGATGTAGAGGATGATATTAGGATGGCATTTGAGTTCTTCAAAAATCAATTCGATATTGATGAAAGGAAATACCAGACTAAAGTCATGAAGAACACCGAGAGCGGACGTAAGGGGGGTAATCCGAATTTCAAGAAAGGAAAGAGTAATCCTTATTACCAAAAAGAGATAACCGAAGATAACCTACCCTTATCTGAGATAACCGAAGATAACCCTATAAATGATAATGATAATGTAAATGATAATAATCCCCCCATAAGCCCCCCTAAAGGTGGGCAGGGTTTAAATCCGGATGAAGATACACTTTCGGAAAGGGAGGCGGAATTGAATGCGCGGGAACAGGAACTACTAAAGCGAGAAGCGGCATTAAAGGCCAAAGAGGGAGCAAAGCTACCGGACATAAGCTTTGTTTCGGACGATTTCAAAGAGATATTTGAAACATGGCTAAGATACAAGCAGGAAAAGCGTGAAAGCTACAAATCGAAAAAGTCCCTGCAAGCATGTTATAAAAAACTTCTCACGTTAAGTGGGAACGACCCTGATACAGCCCGTAATGTCGTCGATCAGTCAATGGCCAACAACTGGTCTGGATTATTTGAATTAACACAAAACAATCATGGAACAGCAAATCGGAGCAATTATACAAGCAAGCAAGAAGCAAACGCCTACGCTCTTGAACGTTTGCAACAACATAAGCTTGACCTCGAAGCGGGCTTGGCTGACCAGGTGGAAAGGCCGTTCTGAGATAGTGAACGCATTTTCCCCGATGCAATGGGGGTATGCCGCAAGCAATCCGGAAAAGGCGTATATGGCAGACTGCCCCACACTGTTGCAGCTTGACGCGCTTTATGGGGGAGGTACTTCCGCCTATTGGGTAGATACACAGGTGTCTGCCATGTTCGGTTCTTCAAGCAGCCGTGAAAAGGGCGTTGTGGACGGGATAGGCATATTCTGCCAGTCGTTTTCATCGCAAATATCCGGGTTCAAGATGTCCGAAGTCATGCTGTTCTTCGCACGCTACAAGGCAGGCCGGTACGATAACTCATACGGCGCATTTGATTCCCGGCGTATAGGAAACGCTTTCTTCAAGGAGTTTGTTCCTGAACGCAACAAGGAGCTTGATTTAATCAACCGCAACAAGCTTGCCGAAGAAATCGAGCGCAGGAGTTTCATACCGCCTGCCGGTCATACGAGTTGGTCATGGCTGCAAGAACTCCGGAAGCGTGCCTCCATGGGCGACAAGGAAGCCATAAAACAACTCACTCCGCCATGAGGCTTACGATTTACTGGTCCACGAAAGACGAATCCATACGCTCCCGTATCAGGAAGCGTTTCTGCATCCCTTGTGGCATGACCGTCAACAAGGAGACGAAAGCCGACATAAGGGATGAGGATATGGAATTGCTACGGGAAACCGAAAGACGGGGATTCATACAAATCAGGTTCAAAAAACCATCTTGACATGAACTATTCAGACAACCAATGGACACCGGCAGAACTGGAGTTCCTTCAGGCGCATTACGGCACCATGCCGACACGCGAGATTTCCGCATGGCTATACAGGCACACGGTTCAAGGGATATACCAGAAGGCAAGCTCCATCGGGCTTAAACGCCGCGTCCCTCAACCGAAGAAGAAAAAGCCCGTCAGGCCGAAAGCGTCACCAAAGGCCATCGGGGAAGAAGGGCATCCCGGACCGCAAGAAAAGTGGAAGCCCGCCGATTATGGCCCCTACGACCCGTCATGCCATTGCTGCGAATGCACCCATTATTGCGCAGGTGAGTACAAGTGCCGATGTTGGCATGTGAAAGGCCGCCACGGGGATTACAAGTACGTGCGCCCCAAAGACCCCTCATGCCGTTATTTCATCCCGCTCACCGCATCCACGTCAAGCGGTGAAAGCTATTAGCCCGAACGTTTATTTGTTATCCAAAATCCAAAAAACATTATTTTGACATGCAACAAGGAACAGACAACTTAAATACACTGACCAACATCGTTTACATACTGACCGATGTGTTGGAAACCAACCTCATGGACATGCAGGAAGCATTCAAGAAGCAAGGTTGCGCCTTGCGCCATGACGTGAAGAGGAATTATAATACGGCCATCCATGCCATCAAGTGCATTAAGCGTGACATATCCCATTTGAATGGCTCCACGCAGGAAAGCTTCGGGCGTGACGCGGACATGACGAACGCGCTCCTCCTAACACTGATAGACAGGTGCGGTGATGATGACGAGCTTGCATTCAGGTTCTACAACTACATAAAGTCATTTCCCTCCAAACTTGGGCTTAGGCTTGATGTGGACAATGCCTTTGATTTTTTAGACGAAAAATAGAAATAAAAATGGAAAAGAAATTTGAACTTACAGGAAACTTAGTGATAAATGCCTTTGGAATCAAACTGTTCCAAATCAAGTGTACAAAATCCTTCAAATATGCCAATAAGGGTGATTTAGGTGGGTATGTGGAAAAAGAAGATAACCTTTCTCAGTCCGGCGATGCTTGGGTGTACGGCGATGCTCAGGTGTACGGCAATGCTCGGGTGTCCGGCAATGCTCGGGTGTACGGCAATGCTCGGGTGTACGGCGATGCTCGGGTGTACGGCAATGCTTGGGTGTCCGGCAATGCTCAGGTGTCCGGCAATGCTTGGGTGTCCGGCGATGCTCGGGTGTACGGCGATGCTCTGGTGTACGGCGATGCTTGGGTGTCCGGCAATGCTTGGGTGTCCGGCAATGCTCAGGTGTACGGCGATGCTCGGGTGTCCGGCAATGCTCAGGTGTCCGGCGATGCTTGGGTGTCCGGCAATGCTCTGGTGTACGGCAATGCTCGGGTGTACGGCGATGCTCGGGTGTCCGGCGATGCTCAGGTGTACGGCAATGCTCGGGTGTCCGGCAATGCTCGGGTGTACGGCGATGCTTGGGTGTACGGCGATGCTCGGGTGTCCGGCAATGCTCAGGTGTACGGCGATGCTCGGGTTGAGAACGATCACATGCACTGTGGCTTTGATTGTTTCGGTTCATGCAACCGACATACGCATGCTTATAAGACAAAGGGAAATAAAGTCGAAATAACCTGCGGCTGTTTCCGTGGAAGCCTGGAGGAGTTCGAGAAGAAAGTAGAGGAGACGCATAAAGGCACAATCTACGAGAAGCAATATAAAGCCATCATCAACCTGATTAAGATTAAGTTCGGAATCGATGGATAGAAAGTTGACACACGGCAGTTTGTTCAGCGGGATTGGAGGTTTTGACCTTGCCGCCGAATGGATGGGATGGACAAACGTTTTCCATTGCGAGATAAACGAATTTTGCACACGAATCTTAAACCACCATTTTCCAAATGCAGAGCACTATGCAGACATCACAAAAACCGATTTCACCCCATGGAGGGGGAGAATCGACGTTCTTTCAGGAGGGTTCCCTTGCCAACCTTTCAGCCTTGCCGGACAACGAAAGGGAGCGGACGATGACCGTTACCTCTGGCCTCAAATGCTACGGGCTATACGGGAGATACAGCCCTCTTGGGTCGTTGGCGAGAACGTTGCTGGCATCCTCACGATGGTACAGCCCGGCGAGGAGGTTGAAGTGGGAAGCCAAACCTCTCTTTTCGGAGAGGCTGACCGAAAAAGAGTATTGCTGCGTCAAGAGTACGTCGTCGAGACCATCTGCCGAGACCTTGGACGTGAAGGATATTCCGTCCAACCGTTTCTTATTCCGGCTTGTGCCGTCGGAGCACCCCACAGGAGGGACAGGGTGTGGTTTGTTGCCCACCGTAACGGTGATAGATGCCGGGAGTGGACGGATAAACAAGAGTCAATCAATCGGTGCGAAGGAACGCCCGACAATAGCGATGGCAGCAAGAATGGGGCTTCTGCCAACCCCGACGGCGACCGATGTACGCCATGCACGGCGAGTGGAAGAATTGAAGGATGCCGGAGGAAATACTTTCCACAGCAGGAAGAACGGGGAAACGAGGCCGAACGGATTAACGGATTGGATGGACTTCCACGGATTGCTGCCGACTCCTACGGCAAGCGACAAAAATACGGGAACGACCAAAGACCGGAAAGACGGAACAAGCCGGATGAGCGATTTAAAACACAATATAGCTCATCAATATGGGAAAAATTCCCAACTCAATCCCCTGTTCGTAGCGGAGATGATGGGATTTCCGGTGGATTGGACGGTATCACCTTTCCAAAATGGCGGCAGGAATCCATCAAAGCCTACGGAAACGCAGTAGTACCCCAAGTAGTTTACGAAATATTCAAAGCAATACAAGAGACCTATGAATACACACCCGGTAAGTGAAGTATATAACATGGACTGCATGGAATACATGAAGTCCGTTCCCGACAAGTTCTTTGAACTGGCCATCGTCGATCCTCCTTATGGGATTAATGCTCCGAATATGAATATGGGTACCAACATGAACCGTAAACATGGAGGTTATAATGGTGAAAGCGTTGCTCAGAGATTGAAGAAGGGACGTTTGAACAGGGGTGCCGGAAAGTTAAAAAGCCGGGCATTAAACATGATGTCATGTGATTGGGACTTTTCGCCACCTCCCAAAGAGTATTTTGACGAATTGTTCAGGGTTAGCCGGAATCAGATAATATGGGGAGGCAATTATTTCCCTCTGCCACCGACACGCGGTATATTATGCTGGGACAAGATACAGCCTTGGGAAAATTTTTCGCAGTTTGAACTGGCATGGACTTCATTTGATTGTCCTTCAGCTATCATACACCTGTCGAATACCGGAGGTGCGAACAAAGAAGCAAAGATACATCCTACACAGAAACCTGTTGCTTTATATCATTGGACATTGAAGAAGTTTGCGAATCCCGGTGATAAGATACTCGACACCCATTTAGGTAGCGGAAGCAGCCGGATAGCCGCCTACAAGATGGGCTTCGATTTCTACGGGACGGAAATAGACAAAGAGTATTTCGATGCGCAGGAGAAACGATTTCGGGAAGAGTGTTTGGGAGAAATTAGACTGAGAAACGGCAATGTATATGTACAAAAAGAACTTTTTGAATTATGAATTTGGATAAGAAGATAGCATACTCCATCAGCCTGTTGCGCAAGGCCGAACCCATGGACTTGCGTTTAGACCCCGAAAATGGGTTCTATTTGGCTTTCTCCGGTGGTGGATTAGCGACAAGAGTTTCGACAAGTTCTATGCCGATGAAGTGTTGCAGCAGAAAATTGATTTTGAATCATGAATAAAGAAGATTACGTAAACCTTGAAGTGGCGAAGCTGCTGAAGAGAAAAGGATTCAATGAGCTTTGTCTTTATTTCTACACTGATGATGAAGATGATACGTTGTGGGATGCCATTGATGAAATGGAAAATATTAATCTTGGAGGTAATGAGTTCTCAGCCCCTACCTTGTATGAAGCACAGAAATGGCTAAGGTCAGCCAAAGGACTTCATGTTGAAGTGAGTTATATGAGTGGAGATTACTGGCTCTATGAAATCCTGACGATTCCCAATCACGATTTGATAGGTCTTTCAGACAGAGAGAACATAAGATACATGAGTTATGAATATGCACTACAAGAGGGAATCCTTGAAGCACTTAAATTGATTTGAAGATGAAAGGCAGACCTAAAGGAATTCATGTATGGAGTGAGGGAAAATACGTTGGAAATATTATGTATACCTACAGAGTTCCTCTTATGTCAGAAGAAGAATTGGAAGACACTCTATTGAAAACATTTCCCCAACTCAAAGGAAAAAGGTGGAATATAAGATTTATCTAAAAAATGAGTAAAACAAAACTATATTACCTGTCCCTGGCAGTCATGTGGTGGTTGCAGGGATAGGTGGAAAGGAAATAAAATAATTATGAAAGTAATAACAGATGAAGCTTTTCCAGTGAATGAGCATAATCCGCAGTCGCATTCTGACGCAGATGCTGAAATAGTTCATCCGGTGACTCCCATTGTCGCATGTCCCCAAAATGGAGGATTATCTTCCAAAGATGGGGGTTCTCCACAAACAGAGGAAACATACGCGCGGCAATGGCTCTATAATGTAACCTATGGTATTTCGGCTCTTGTAAAAGAGTTCCCCATCTATGTAGAATACCCGGATGGTTTGTTTCCGAAACAAGCTCCATCTCCACGTCCATCAGTCCACCGAGATAGTTGTGGACTGAAGGGGCATAACGCAGAAGATGTTCTTGGCTGCTCGTGGCAAAGTACAGAGCCAGATTTCGGAGATGGTACATGGATGACAGTTCACATACGCATTCCTCAAACCATATTAGGCCGGAAATGTCGCCTGTCAATTCCCCGTCAATCAGATGGTGGCAATATTCATGGGCAAACTGAAACATCCACTGACACCAAAAATTACTCTCACAACGAAGATAGATATGGTGACAGTCTCCCTCACGGCAGCACATAGGCATGTCTAAAAAATGGTTGTACGATATTATACACGGTTTGGACGAATATGGATTTTTTTCCAAAGCTTTCGAGAAGTTCTCATCGACAAGACGGAACAAGCCAAATATAATCCCATTGTCAAAGTTCCCAAATGCAGGATTCGGCTCAAAGACCATGTTCGGGCTAACAGGAATAAATGCTTCCATGAATGAAAAAAATTAAAATTGGACAAACAAAAGTAGCAAATTAAATGGGCATATCCAACTCCATGATAGTTTAAAATTGGACACTTTACGCTATTCAACAGGATATGCCCATTTCTTAAAATTATATGATATGAAACGAGAAGATATTGAAAAAGCAGCAAGAGTATGGGCGGAAGACGAAATTACCAAGTCAAGGAAAGAAAGAGGAATAAAGGCATTTAAGGCCGGAGCCAACTGGCGCATCAACAGCGTGTGGCATGATGCAAGCGAAAATCCCAAATTGAATAAATTCTTTGTATTTGAAAACAAATGCAATGAATGGGAAACCGATTGCCTTTACCAACATCAAAAATGGAACCTTTATGTTGCCGTAAATGATTTGATCCGTTGGGCTTACATAGAAGACTTACTACCTAATACAGAGGAATGAATATGAAATCAATAACAATAGACGCAAATAACATAAGCATATCCCCTAACGGGATATTCACGGCATCCGTTGATTTGGATATGGAGGATTCGGAGTTCTATTCCATACTTGACTGTTTCAGTATAGAGGAAATTGTTGAGAATGTCGGAACTGTAGAATTATTGGAGAAAATGGATACTGATACAATTATAAGTTATCTTAATGATATCGGTGTGAAAACAGAATGGGAGGAATGATTATGAACAGAGAAGTGAAATTCAGAGGGAAAAGTACAACTAATAAAGAGTGGAAATATGGTATTCCTATTGCTTTGGATGATAGTACAATAATAGTAGAAGATGAAGGAGTGTTCAATGACGGTTCAGCATTTCCGTTCTTTTCAAAATGGGATTTTGTCATTTCTGAAACTATCGGCCAGTTCACTGGCCTGCATGACAAGAACAGGAAAGAAATATACGAGGGTGATATACTTCGCAGTGTTAAGTTCCATGATATCGTAGGATATATAATGTATGACAAAAAAGAGGGGGCATTTATGCTTGTTAAGATAGATGAATTAATAAAAACAGAACTTGAAACCAGATGTCATATAACAGAGAGACGGCTTAATGAATTTCCGAAAGAGGTTATCGGCAACATATACGACAACAAAGAATTATTGGAGGAATGAATATGTTAGAAATCTTAGAATTTATATTTCAAGACTTTTGGCATTGGCTCGGTACGGTAATACTCATTATCTGTATTCCCTTTCCATTTAGCCATAATAGTTTCATTAGTATCAAAAATGAAAATAAGGAGGATTGAAACATGAACTTGAACGAATTAAGAGATAAAGCCTACCAGTGTGCAGTAGAACACGGTTGGCACGAAGAAGAATACAGTAACGAACATTACCTCTGCCTGGTCATATCCGAACTGATGGAAGCCTTGGAAGCCGACCGGAAAGGAAAACATTCTGATGTAGCAAAATTCAAGGAATGGCAAGGGAACAGTATTCCACTAACCGAAGAAACAAGGTCGAGAAGATTCAAAGAAGACTTTGAAGCATATATCAAAGGAACTGTCGAGGAAGAACTTGCAGATGCCTGCATCCGGTTGCTTGATTATTGGGGAACAACCAATTTTGTAATAGATGATTCATGTTCGGAAGATGAAGTAATTGAAGAATTTTCGCGCATATTCAAAAGAAAAACATTCACTGAATCCATATTCAATATCGTAACCTCAATAACAAGATTTGAAATACAGATTGCCTTTCTAAAGATATTTGGACTTGCCGAACATATTGGAATAGACCTTGCTTGGCACATCGAAAAGAAGATGCGCTACAACGAGCTTAGGAGTTATAAACATGGGAATAAAAAGTATTGAGTTATGAAGAAAATTATGTTCTCAGATAAATACGGCTTGACACAGGCTGTATTGGAAGGAAGAAAGACGCAGACAAGAAGAATAGCTGCGATTCAACCACCAAATAAGAATAGTGAAATATGTTTCCCTGTTGATATCCTTTTGGAAGATGAACCGGAAAAGCATCCTTTGTGGCTTGCATACTGTTGGAGAAACAAGGATAATCCGGAAGAGTTTACTCCGTGGATAAAACCGAAGTATAAAGAAGGCGAAATTGTGGCTGTTGCGCAAAGCTATAAGGACTGTGGAAATTTCCCTGATTATGAACTTGACGAAGATGGCTATCCAATTATGCCTAAAAGAAGCGGATTTTTCAATAAAATGTTTGTCCGTACTGACCTTATGCAAAACCAAATCCGCATTATCAAAGTAAGAATGCAGAGATTGCAGGATATATCTGATGTTGATTGTATGGCAGAGGGTATTTGGAAAGCGGAAAATATCGGTTTAGAAGGAACTACATATTGGTATAGCGGTCTTGTCAATTCTAAATATAGGACACCCCAAGAAGCCTACGCCGCCTTGATAGACCATATAAGCGGCAAAGGCACATGGGAAAGCAATCCTTATGTATGGGTATATGAGTTTGAACTTGTAAAATGAATGAGTATGAAAGCATGAATAAAATCAAACGGGCATATAGTTAATGTCCACGAAACGGGAGAACGCGTGATTAGTAAAAACGGTATCGAACGAACATATATAAGCGATGATTGCAGTGGAATTTACTATTCCCAATCGGAACTCGAATTTATTCAAAAAACTAAAGACGACACCGATTGGAACCAAGTCCGCATACAGGCGGCCATAGCGGCCATGCAAGAAATGGTTGACGGACAGGTGCATACTTCTTCAAAGATAGCACTGTCCGAGAATATCAAAACCATGGCCGTAAAATCCGTAATGTGTGCCGACGCTTTGGTGGCAGAACTCAAAAAGAAAGGAGGAAACAATGAAGAATAGAATCTACATAAGCCTTCCCATCAGCGGACGGGACATTGAAGATGTGGAATCAGCCATAAAGTCAGCTGCTGCACAGATAGAAAAACATGGCTTCAAGGCGGTGTCTCCTTTGGAAGTGTCTCCCGACCCCGAATCAAGTTATGCCGTACACATCGGGCGCGGCATCACCGAATTGCTTGAATGCGATGCGGTCCTTGTCCTGTCCGGATGGGTGGAATCCAAAGGATGCGCACTCGAAATGGAAGCCGCACGTATTTATGACAAGAAGATACTTACGAACTATGGAATGTTGGACTATTACGCAAAGGAGGTGGAAGATGAACGGCATCCCAAAAGTTAAAAATAGGATAATCATGAAAATAAAGTGTTTTTTCTTTGCGTATATAACGTAAACGATATACATTTGCAATGTAAATCAAAGCATAGGGGCTATGAATTGGAATGAGATGAAGAAGAAGGCGGTTGAAAACGGATTTGAGTTCCTTAAACATGGAAGTCGGCACGACATCTATGTGAATAGGGATACAGGAAAAATCATCCAGATTGAACGCCATTGGTCGCAAGAAGTGCGTCCCGGCTTGATGAACAAGCTGAAAAGAGAAATCGGGTTTTAATGCCCGGTTCCTCTTTCAGGTAAAAATATACGATTATGAGATTGAATGTAACGATTGAAAAGCAAAAGGACGGAACTTACATCGCCTATAACACGAATGACGATGAAGTCGTACTTGTCGGAAATGGGAGTACCGTAAACGGTGCGAAAGATGATTTCTTTAATTCCATGCACGAAACTGTTGATGCTTGCAAGGAAAACGGGATACCAATCCCATGTTCCCTCAATGAAGAACCCGTATTCAAGTTCGACATAGCATCGCTATTTGAATATTACAATATGATTAATGTCAGCGCATTAGCCCGTTATCTCGGAATTAACGAGACACTTATGCGCCAATATAAGAAAGGAGATACTTATATATCAGAAAACCAGCTCAAACGAATAGAGGACGGCATACACGTCCTCGGAGAAGAATTATCTCGTCTGAAACTCGTATAGCCCCTGCTTTGGATTTCAGACACATGAGAGCACCGGATTCCCGTTTCCGGTGCTCTTTTTTATACCCGACACCTACCGTGCCGGGCTTCTTGTTATATATAAACCCGAAAAAATATTTAGTATGAACAAACCCGATGATAATTTAAGATTGCTTTTCACTTATTACGATTCCTGCAACGCCTTGTTGGAAGCCTTCTGTGAGAAGCACGGCTTCGACTATGAGGATGCCCGCAAAAGTTGGGTCGCCGGGTGCGTGGGCGAAACCGTATGTTGCGGAGACTATTTCTTCGACATGGACGTGATAGTCACCGACCTGAAAGAAAACGCCCCCGAAGGGGAACTGCTGCGTTGGTATGACTACACCCTGGAATGCCATTCCCTCGGCACGAACGGATGCAATTATTCCTCATGGCTCAAAGGATGCCCGCGACTGTCAGAAGATGAAATGGCAGAAATCAGGGTATGTCAAAAGATTGTGGAGGAAGCAAGGGAACAGCTAAATGAATGTGTAACCAAGTATAAGGAAAGGGGATTTTGATGATGGTTAAAAATATGAAAGGAGAATATACAATGGCGACAGGACAAAATGAATACCTATGGCACAAGGCATGCCTCGCAGCCATGGCCAACAACCAACTCACCCAAGAATGGGAAGTCAGGCTCTATGCAACCTCGCTCTACAATGCAATGCTGTGGGGAAGAGGGACAAATTGAAAATAAAAAGGGGGCCGACCCGCACGACCAAGCCAACCCCCATACGATTATTCCGTCACAAATATACGGATTTCTAATTAAATAATCGTGTCATGGAACTGGATTTTGATAAAATCATACGTATAAGGAAAATCAGAAGCGTAAAATCGGACTTGTCCAAGGAAGAAAACACCCTGTCCCGTCCGGTCTTGTCCGACAAGAAGCTCATACCCGAGATTCACAAAGTCTTCACAAGCCTTATCGTCGAGAGAGGGTGCAAAACGGCCACAAATACAGTGATTCAACGGAAAAAGTTCATCTTCATAGTCTTTTATCTTTATTCCCCGTCCTCTTTGGCCGGGGACAAGATGGCTCCCGGATTGCGTGATGAACTGTCCAATGTGTTGGGCGTACAGGCCAAAAGCACCATATCCAACAATTGTGCGAACCTTGTCTTCCTTTATCAGAATTATACATCCTTCCGTAAGGATGTGGAATACCTGTGCAACAAGATTATTTCATGGTTGAAATCCCATGAGTTGGTAGAATGAAAAGTAATATTTCTATTACAGATTCCAATTCAGCACAGCCATAAGCCGGCAATAATCCATATACGGAAGATTGTCGGCAATGGCTATGAGTTCATCTATGTACACGTTTCTTCGCATTTCTCTCGATTTCCCTGCGCTGACGGCGGTTTACGCCATACAGCTTGGCATATTCATTCAGTTTAACTTTTTCCTCGTCAGACAGGAGGTCATAGACTTCCTGACCCCGTTTGCCGGATATGATGGCTTTCAATACGTTCAACATCCCAACTCCTTTCTATAATGTTCGCACAAAAATTTCTTTGCAACCGGAAACATCTTCTGCCCGACGTAACCGCTAAGATACTGCGCTTCCTCCCCATACGGGTCAATCCCGGATGCCTGCGAAATATGACGGCACAGATGCCCCTTTTCGTGATCCCATGAGTTCTGAAACTGCTCCGGTGTGGAAGTGAGGGAAAGCACCATCACCGTTTCACGGTCGTGGAAATTTGAATAAGTCAGCCCGGTATTCAAGTTGCCTTCTGTCAGATTGCGGTATGCCTGTCTCAACGAATAACCGCGGCATCCACAATCATACAGGTCTTTCATTATCCGTTCAGTCCAATAGGTTGTAACGGCATAGTACACCCTCACGCTCCACCCATACTTCGGTATGTAGAAATCCTGCACTATCATAATGTTACATCATATCCTCCCAAATGATTGGTGTACCCGAACCAATACAATCCGCATAGAAGCGGGTAAAAGGAAGCCCGTCATAACCGTCAGGGTCATCAATGTAATCCTTGATGAACAATGCAAGATGGGATTCATCGGCTATCGAACTCTTATAATAATCCGCCTTGCCCATGTTGGCCGCATACACACAGTCGTACCCTGCATCCTTCTCCATCTTGATGCCGTATTTTTTCAACAACTCTTCCACCTCGTCCTTCTTCAATGCATCTAGCTTTTTCTGTTTCCCGGTGGATTCGTCCTTGGTTTTCATTTTCGACACGGCCCACTCGCACATCTTCTTCGAGAAGTGCCACCCGTATTGCGAAATATATTCCTTCATTCCCGAAGGAAACCGGTCATAAGCATCCAGTCTCTGTCCCATAATCTTCTCCTTTATGATTTAGTAAAAGAGAGGGGAATTCCACCCCTCCCGTATCAATAAAACTCACCATTGGCACGTCTGCGCCGACGTTCTCCCATCTCATCCATTCGGGGATACTCCGGGAAGTAACCCGGCATACGGCGTTCGCCCATATCGTAACGTTCACCATACCCCCTGTTGCCATATCCGTTTCCGCCACTGTAGTTTCCGCTTTCACGGAACCCCATTCCGCCCCGCATCTCGTTCATGGCCTTTTCATATCCGTGACGGCATCCTTCCCTGTAGGCTTCTTCAATCTCACCGCCGTCTCTCATACCGAAGCCGCGTCCGTAATCGTCACGCCCTTCTTCCAAAATACTCCACATTCCCATAATCATTTCTTTGTTTTGGATGTGTCAGAACCAAGACCAAACTGTTCCATCAGTTGCTTGTTCAATGTCATAAGGTCAGCCATATTCCGGCTCATTTCCGACATTTGACTTTTCAAGTCCAATATTTCCTTTTCTTGTTGTTGCTTTGCTACAACCTCTGGGTTTAAAGCACAAAGCATCTGCTCGCACGAAGAAAGAAACTTCTTATGATATTCAACGCTTTTAAGTATTTCTTCACTCTTTTGTTTCATCGTAAGAATTTCAACATTCATCTCCTCACGTGAAGCAGACACAAGAATACCATTCTTTACATCATCAGCAATGTCAAGATTGGCAGGCATTTCGGTTATAGTAACAGTATCCCCGTTACTGACACTTGCAACAATATCTACTACTTGAATAGGCTGTGGATAAAGAGTATTGGGAGTGTTTTTATAAACAGTCCTTAGATTCTTTACTGTTACAACCTTACCACATTCAAGAACAGGGTCAGCCCCTCTATGAAGAATATATAAGGTATTGTTTGGTCTTAAATTCTGAAACATGATTGTTTGACTTTTATGAGGGAGCCTGCGAAACACAGACCCCCGCCTTGTTATTTACTTGCTCCAAAAGAAGCGGTTTCTTTTGCCCGTGCCGGAGCTGCTGTCGGTCTGTAACCTCCATTCACCAGGAACAACTCATTCGTGTACTTGTTGTAATGGATTTCATAGATACCCTTTCCGGCAAGATTGGCCACTGTTACAGGCTCATTGTTGTAAGCCATCAGCGGACGTGTGTCACCGTTCGTGCCTATCAGAATAGGCAGCGTCTGAGTTGTCCCGGCCGGGATGTCCTGACGGAGACTGATGTAGAACCCACCGACATAGTTCCTGCCATAGAAGGCATGGTTCGGAAGTTCCAGAGTGACATTCTCCGTACCCACATTCACCGCCACGGTCGGCAGGGTATTGTAGTTTACCCTGCCAAGTCCCGGAAACCCGAACGGAAATCCTGTAAAAAAGTTAGGCCACATAGCTTACCTCCTTTCTTACATTATCCCCAATAACCTCCATTGCATCCGCAACCATATCCGCTCCGACCGTAAGCGTCACCGGCATAAGCACCGAAAGCGGCTGCACGGTAAGTATCAAGATTTACACCTACGATATTAGGGTATTGTACGGGTACGGTTTGCGGCATACGGCACTTGATTCCGTCCACATCCCCCTGCAAAGCCTGCAAACCTGCTGCTAGCGGAGCGATCTGCTGCCCTACGGCATTCAGGATGGTGGCGTTCTGGTTACGCTGTGAGATTTCAGCCGTCAGGGAAGCCTTCTCGGCCGTCAGGGCTGCAATCTTATCCTGCAAAGCTTGATTTTGAATGGCATCAAGTTTCGCGAGTATGGCATTCGTGTTCGCCGTAGCTCCGTCACGCAATGACAGTGTGTTCTGGTTGGCTGTGTTCACAAGTTGGTTCGTCTGGTTGCACATGGCAAGCTGATTCTCATATCCCATCGTTGTGATGGCATTCTGCGTCTTGCAGCAGCAGTCAGCAAGCTGTGTCAGGATAGCCTGATTTCCGCTTTGCATCGCATTGATGATTTGGTTGGTAGACAAGCCGACCTGATTACCAACCTGTGTAATGCTGTTCTGAACGTTGCACAAGGCTGTCTGAATCTGTTGCGTAGAACAGTTGAACGAAGAAGCCAACTGGGAAATAGCGTTCCCGTTACCCTGTATGGCCTGCATCAGCAATTCACGTCCCGAATTTCCAGCCAGTTCCGCAGGCAATCCGTTGCAACCGTTACCGCCACGTCCGCCAAATAAACCACCGTTGCCGTTCCATCCGAAAATAGAAGCAATCACCACTAGCCAAATGATAGACCACCATCCGTCCTGTCCTCCAAAGCCGTTGCGGTTACCCATCAAGGCAAGCAGGTTGGGGTCAACGCTTCGTCCTCCTCCAATCATGCCGGGGAGCAATGCAGTGATGTCCATTTTGCTGCCTCCGCTGGTACCATCGCTGTTAAAAACATAAGTTCTCTCCATAATGTATCTTTTAAATTAAACGTTACAAGGTCAGGCATATCCTGACCCTGCAAAACTACAAATACATTATGTCACTCAAAATCAATCTTTTCCCAACTCATTCCCGATTCTTTCCAGATATATTCCCATCATTTTCCCGCACCTCACACGCGAGGAAAAATTGGATAGCATATAGTTTACCGCACGTTTCGTCTTGTGCACCAATAATGCAATCCGGGAAGGGTAGAAGCCCTCCTTGGAAAGGAAATACACAAGCAAGTAACGTGCATCAACCACCTCCGTTTCCTTGCTTCCCGACAATATGATTCTTGGTGAAATCTCCGTTTCCCTGCTGACAACCTGAATAATCTCATTAAAAATATCTTCCTTGCACATACAAAATCCGATTTTTATTCATATCTTTGTCATACCACATGACAAGGCGTTTATATACAACGATAGCTCGCGATGAAGACATAAAGCCCTCAACGCGCGAGCTATTTTCGCGTCTTGTCATGTGGTAATGCAAGGAACGTTGGGGGCTTTTTTATACTCCCGTCCCCGAAGGAGTAAACATTACTTTTTCAGCCTGTACACAAACCTCCCGAATCCTATAAGGATGCAAACGACCACGGCCACGAGCGCAAAGCCCCCATAGTGCAGCTTCGTTTCCTCCCACCAGGAAAGCTTGCGTTCCACCACCTTTTCCAACGACTGTCCATCCACCTTTTCCATCAACGAATCAATCCTGTGCGAAAGCCGCAGGTAATCCGCCATGGCCTTCTCCTCCAGTTCCGACATCTCCCGGTCACTCCGGTCAACGCTCGTGTGGCTCTCACGTTCCTTATACTGCCTTCCGCAAGAATCCGGTGCCGACCATACCACCATCCGGTTCTCCACCTTCAAATCCGAAAAACGCTCCATTGTCTGCCGGGCGGCACGCGACAACTCCATGCGCAGGCTGTCCACGGTATCCTCAAAAGAAGAACTGTGTCCCGCATAATCCACCGCACGCTCCGTTTCCAAATGCTTTGAACCGGCACATCCGCACATGGCAAACAACGACAGCCCCACCACGAGCCAGAACACCGGCACCATCAGCCAAGGCCAAAACACTTTAAAAAATCTATTCATTCCTACTTCTTTTTGTGGCAACGAAAAATCGGCAACCCCGACTTGTTTGTGTGGGATTGCCGATTTTTATTCAATCTTTATAAAAATCAAAACGTATCTACATACGTCAAGAAACTATCTACATCATCAAATTCCTTAATGTCTGAATTTTCATTTCGCCTTACCCGTTTCTGCTGACGGCTTGATTTTACAATCTCAAGCATATTATTTACAGCTCCGATAGCATTCGAAATTTTCGTTCCGGAATACTCATTTATGATATTATATAACTCATCTGCAAAAGAACGTGATAAAAATTCTATTCCACGCAGATTAATAATATTCACAGAACCAAGGAGCATCTTATCCCTTATACGTTCCGCATTTGAGCGAGAACGTACTTCTGTACCTAAAATGTCAAATACATTAATTACATTTTCCATAATTCTCACTTTTAATAAATAATATACTTATAATATTATCAAAATAGACAATCCCACCAAGTCAAAGACCGCTTCCCCGCCACCGGGTTAATAATCATTCATTCACATCGCCAACGCACGTGCCAACATCCAGGCACCCAAAGCCAACATCAGGAAGACCAACCAAGGCGGCAAGCCCTTCCCGTCGCCCCCATCCGCATGGCCGTCAGAAGGGCTGTTACTGCCCCCGTCGTCAAGCATCGGCCAGTATTCATCACTCGTTCCCATGTTCACGCGATATTGAAGAACCTGTCAGCCTCCCATTTCCTCCGCTTCACTAGTCCGTCAAGCTTCCGCTTCTTCCCGGCCACCGTGGCATACACCCACCTCATGAACTCTGCACGCACCTCCGCATCCGGGGCGCAAGCCCGTATTTTTTTCAAAAGTGTGGAACCGGCCAACGCGTCGCACCCAAGGTTGTACGCGAAGTCCACCAATGCGTCGAACTTGTTCTGCCGCTCCGTCACGCCTAATTTGTCCACGAATGCCTCATACTCCGCCAAGTCGCGCCTGAGCTGCCGTTCCGCTTCGCCCTCCGTCATCTTGTCGCCACGCTTCACGCCAACCGTATGTCCGTAGCCTATCGTCCACACGCCCGCCGGGCACTTGTAAGCCGTGCCCCGGAAACCCTCGAACCTCTTTATCGCCTCAATCAATGTGTTGCTCGCTTTCATATCTACATTTTTTTTGTTTAACTTTGCCATCGCCTCCCGTGAGGGACGCTCATGTAATTCATATGTTTTCATAGTATTAAAAATTAAGATTAACTTGAGGGGAGGCGGCGTGCCTCCCCGTTTTCATGCCCCGCTTCCCTTCAGTGCTTCTATTTCATCCCTTAATGCGGAAATTTCCGATTTTATGGCCTCGATTTTATCATTTAGTTCTTTTCCCATAGCAGCGGACAAAGGCTTTCCTGAATTATTAGAATCAAGGTCATTAACTATTTCACTCCTTGATATTTTCCCGTTATTCAACTGTTTGCCCATCGCAGCGGAAAGTGGTAAATCTGAAGCGGAAGAGTCTAATACATTGACTATGCCAGATTTGAACAATAAGTTATCCCTCTTAACAGCACTTGGTATACTAAAAGTGCCATTGTAATGACGTATTTTTATATAGGCCGTGTCAGATGCGCCAGATAATCCTCTGATATGTAAATAATCCCCCTCTGAGGAACCTGTGTTTTCTATTCTAATCATCACATGTTGCAATGCCTTGTTATTGATGTTTAAAAACAGGATTCCTCTGTCGACCATCTTGGAAATATCATTATAAGTATTCCCACCAAGTGCCGTTTTGATTTCTTCGTTGCTTGAACCCGTAGAAAGGCCAAATAAATTCTTGAAAAGCGTTGCTCCGTACTTCTTCCCGTTAAACCAAATACTATTCTCATTTTCGCTGAATCGGATGCTGTCAAACGTTTTCTTGTCCTCCTTCGACATCAAACCGTCCTTGTCCGCAGAGGCCGGATTTGAGATTTCCGCAATCTTGTCATTCAACACTTTACCCTGTGCGGCCGAAAGAGCACTTTCTTCATTATCAGAATTCAGGTTGTTTATGACATTGGGGACAACTACTAAAGTTTCAAGGGATATTCTATCTGATGATATTGAGTATACAAAAATGCCATTGCCTGCATTTATATAAAATCCAATAAATCCATCAAGCTTGACGATTCCTGCAGGAATATATGCTATAATCCCATCATATCCAATTGAAACTTTTGCAATTACGACTTTATGATTTACGGCTTCCACAAACTCATCCCAATTCCCTACAATAGATTCCACGTCTGTTGTAGACCAATCTTTTGTCGTTTCTAAAGCTCCCGGTAAAATGTAAACTACGTTTCCACTCACATACTCATTGATTCTCTCCAACAGCACATGCCCGTTCCGCTCACCATCCTGGAACGGGATGCCCTCTTTCCCCGTCAGCTCCGTGCGTTCCGGGGTCTGCAATATGGTTTTTCCTTCTACTGCCATGACTACTTGTGTCTTAATTGTTTCCTTACTGTCCTTCTTGTCACCTCCGCCATCATCACGGGGCTTCCGTCAGCCCAAAGCCAAGCCTTCCCTTTCTCCAAGAGCAAGGCATTGTCAATAAGCTCATACGAATCCCCGCACTCCGTGATGCCGGAAGAATTGGCGCGGGTCGTTCCCAACCCCGCCATGTTCAACCGTGAATAGTTCATCCTCTCCATCATTCCGCCTCCCTGATAGTGCCCTTCGTCACTTCCGTCATGCTTTCAATCCTGATGTGCATCGGATAAACGCCGTGTCCGAAGCACCAGTCTATGAACTGTCCGGGATTGTACAACGTGTTCGGCAGGATGCACGGCACGAACGTCCCCTCGTCCGAACTCCGCTGCGAGATGTAAAACCCGCCGCCTTCCTTCCGTTCCAGATGGAGAGCATAGTCCGCGTTCACCGTCTCTTCCGCCACATACCTGTCACCCTGTAGGGTGAAATTCAAATTCCTGAGTGCCATGTCACTTTTCCTCCTTCTTTACTGTATTATTATCATGTTCCCTTTGAAACAGAAGCCCTGCCGCCATCTTGGCTATCTCGTCCTTGTTGTCGATGATTACCCTCATCGTCTTCTCCGCCTTCCGGAGTTCCTCCTTCTGCCATGATTTCTCCCTTACCGACACGAACTCGCAGAAAATGCAGTAAGCCGTCCACAACATCGAGAACACCGGTATGGGAACCACCACGCAGCACAGGATGTCGATGAAGCACAACGTCAGGAAAGGCGTGAAGTACTTCTTTGCCTTCGTGGCCGTCTTCTTGTACCCCGTGGAAGTCCGCGCCTCGCCGCGTTGTTTGGCCTTTTGTACCCCAGAGACCAAATCCACGGCCATTGCGCCTATCGTGGCCGCCACGCATAATGCTATCAGTATGATGTGGTTCATCATGTGATTTTCTATAAAATCAATAATCACTTTTTCCATTACAATGCTTTTTTATAATTAATGCCAAAGCCCCCGGTACCACAAGACAAGCCACCTGAAAAACAGGTAAGGCAGGCATCGCTGCCTTATACCCGTTGTTTCAATAGTCAGGCAGAAGCATCTTCCTTCAACTGCTTCACTATCTGTATGGCATCCGACACGTACTTCGGAAGCTCGTCGCTCTCCGGGAAGCTCGACATCGTGTAAGAGCCGTTCTCGTAATAGATGTACCCCACGTTCGTTTCCTGCACGCCTTTCCGCATGCCGTCCTCCATGGGAAACTCCACTTCCTCCACCTTGTTCACCGATGCGTTCACGCGTACCAGTTCCTTTCCGTCCGTCTCATACTCGATGTTGTACTTGGCATTTGCCGTCGTGGCCTCTCCGTTGTAAATCACTCTCGTGCTGTTTTTCTTAATCTCCATAATACTTTTTTTTAATTAATGAATAATGTTATTTGAATTTAGCGTATTTCTTTCCACCGGATGTTCCCTCAATCATGCCCTGCTTATGGTCAGCACATTGTTTGACGATGTATATTTTGCACCGCCAGGAACGAGCAAGAGCCACACGATGTCAGGAAGCGTGCTGCTTTGTCCTGTCTGGTAGGCATGCCATCTTGCCGCGTCCACAGAGTTTGGCACGGCCACGAGTTCCACGTACGTGCAAGAGGTGCTCACGACAAGCGAGGTGTAGTTTTCCACCCCGTTGTAGGAAATTTTAGCTCCAGACGTTTGCACGCTGCTCCCGCTGTATATGTAGAGGTGCGTCCCCAAGTAGTCCCCGGATGTGGGCAATGTCACAGTACCACGCGAACTTCCGTCCCTTGTGGGGAAACAGAAGAAGCCACCCTTCTTCAATACGTCCCTCGTCACCGTGACGCTGTTATTGTTGGGGTCTATTTGCGGAACGGTCTTCATGTATCCCGAGAACTCACCGCTTCCTATTTTCAGCACCCCGTCTGCGTCCACGCTTGCCGTTACATCCCCGGCATTGTTCCGTATGACAAACTGGTCGCCCGTCACGGTGATTTTTTTGTTCACCACGTCTATTCCCGTGGCAAGTTCCCCGTCACGTTTGCCTTCAATGAATGAGGTGGGAGGATCTCCAGTCAAATCACCCTCAAACACCATTATCCCGTCAAAGTACAACGTGCGGTTTGTTGTCTGTCCCGCCGTGCCAAGCCGGAGTACAAGGAACTTACTACCGCTTGGTGCTGTCACCTTGTATGTTTTCCTTGTCCATGCCGAAGTAAATGCAGGTTGAAATGCAGTGAAGCCCGCAAGTTCAAGCTGGTTGTTTGTTGAAAAGTAAGCCCCTGTAGCACCACCGCTTTCTGTGAAAGAGGATGTGGCTCGTATCCACATGACTATGGTATATAATTTCCCGGCAACAACAGGTACCTGTGCACGGCCTAAATATACCCATGAGTTCCCCGTTTTACACTGTATTTTCAAACTTTTACTGCCATGTATATGTGAGGAACCGTCTATCGAAACAGTGCAATTTGACAGGTTCTGATTGGAAAGCCCACCGTATTCAAAACTGCCGTCAGGGAAAAGGTTGTCCGGCCAGATGCTGCTCACCTTCAAGGAAATCTTGCTCGTCGTCTGCTCCAAGGTGGATATTTTTCCATTTGCCGTGCTGATTTGGCTTTTAAGGCTCGAATCCGTCTGTTCCAACGTCGAAACCTTGCCGTTAAGGCCGCTCACCGTGGTTTTCAGGCTTTCGGCAGTCTGCTCCACAGTGCTCACCTTTTTTCCTAACGTAGTCTCCAAACCGGTCAATTCGTCTTTCGTGGAATACGTTTTTTGCACCGTGCTCAAAATGGAATCTTCTTTTTTCTCGATTTCCGCATGCACCTTTTCATAAACATCCACTGCGTCACCCACGACTGGGATTTCTTCCCTGTCTATGATGGTGCTCCCTTCATAAAGCCAGAACTTTATGGAGGTTGTTGCGGAATTGGGGGTTACCGTCACCGAGCTTCCGCTTGCGGCGGTCTGTACGCCGCTGTCCATGCCCACACGTTGGTATTTCAACGTCTTTTCAGTAGTTGTCGCCCTCGCGTCGCTTCCTGTCTGTTTGTATTTCGTACACGTCACGGACGTTGGGGTAAGCTTGTTATCCCATGACTTCTTCACGATGCGCACGTCAGTCTCTATGATGTAGAATACAGCATCATCCCCCTTTGGCCCCGTCGCCCCCGTCGCTCCCGTGTTGCCAGTATTCCCGTATGCACCTATGACCCTCTTCTTGGTCTCGCTTGTCGTGCCGTTGGTATAGGTGACAATTTCATAATTCCACAGGTAACGGTTCGTTGTGGTCATTGTCGGAACCGTGTCGCTCCACGATGTCGGTGCGGTGGTGTTCGATGCCGATACGGCATACTTGTTGGTTATGGACTTGATGCCAACTCCGTTCGTTCCGTCTGTTCCGTCACGTCCCGACCGTACCTTCACGACGGTGAACACTGCCGAAAGTTCCGGCTTCCCGCTCTTCGTGGCCGTGACCGTCACGGAAGCGTCATCCTTGCTCATCCCCGTGACCGTCACCGCGCCCGAAGACGCGCCCACGCTGCCCGTGCAACCGCTGAACGTACCCTTGAACGTCCATCCCGTGTCCACCTCCGTGCCATACCACACCTTCGCGTTCGTGGTAGGGTAGCCACCCGTCACATTACCGTCAGCGTCACAAGCCACCTGGCCCGAATCGTTGTCCAAGTCCAACAGGTAATGCCCCGCACGCGCCGCGTCCTCAACCGCCTGGTTCGCCTTGTTCGTCGCATCGTCCGCAGCTTTCTTCGCCGCAGCGGCAATCGCATCGAGTATGGTCTTCCGCGCATCGTAATAGGCTGATATGTTCGAGTAGTCGCTCCCCACCGTGATATATTCCGGTGAAGAAGCCGTATATTTCGTAAGCGCGGCCGAAGCCTTGTCGTATGCCGCCTTGTATGCCGTAGTCGATACCGAATAACGCGCCGCGTTGGCCGTAATCTCGCCGTATTCCGAACGGATGTCCGCCTGCTGCTGTTTCAGGGCTGTCTTTTCGATGGGGGATATGAGGTTGTCGCTCTTGATGTTCGTCAGTTCCTTGTTGGCATTCGTGGCATCCGTCTGCGCCTTCTTGGCCGCTTCCGCTGCGTCATCAGCCGCCTTTTGCGCATCCTCTATCATGCCGTTCACGTCCTCGATGGCGGGTGTCCACGCGGTGGCAACATTCCCTTTTTCGAGTTTCAGGTTCTTGAAACAGATGTAACTTACTTTATTATAAGAAAAGTACAACACTTGCGAACCTTTTTCCGACAGGTCGTTTGTTACAAGCTTTAACACGACGTGTTTCCTCTTGTTGGCCTCAAAACTGAATGAAGGACTATTGGTAAGTTTTCCCGTAGTATTGGAGCCCATTATTGTGGCTGATAATGTATTTGATATATTGGACAATACATCAAAGCTCAGCATGTAGGTGGTATTGGGTTCAAGCAAATCCAATGTGCCATTCAAATTGTAATAAATGATACTCCATGAGGATGGTTTTTTGGTAAGTTCCAACTTCACACCTTTTACCCCCTCGTCAACCCACTCGGAAATGGTGAAAAGCGTCTCCCCCTCATTCGTGTTTGCGTACCACCTCTTCTTCCCTTGGTTGGTCTCCATGAGGATATTCCGTCCCCCGACTTCAATCCCCGCCACCACCTTGTCCGCATACGCCTTCGCCGCGTCCGAAATGGCCGTCAGGGCGGCACTCTTCTGCGTATAGTACGCCGTGCGCTTCGTGGCGAAGTCCGAAGGGATGGCCACGGTCTCGGAAGAAGAGGACACCACGCCGTTGATGGCCTTCCGGTAGTTCGTGTAAGCCGTGTTATAAGCCGTGGGAGTGCCAAGCCCGTACTTCGTGTAACCGTCCGCGACCTGCGTCTTGTCCCCGTCGATGCGGGCGAGTTCCTCCTTCAACTGCTTCTTTTCGGAAGGGGAGAACTTGCCGTCGGCCGCCCAATCGTCCATGCGCTCCTTCTCGGCATCCACGTCCGCCTGTGCCTTGTCGGCAGCATTCTTCGCCGCAGCCGCGTCCTCTATGGCCTGCGAGGCGTTCTCCGCCGCCGCGTCAGCCGCCTCTTGCGCGTTGTCGGCCAGTTCCTTTGCCTTTGCCGATATGGCATTCAGCAAGTCCGTGCGTGCGTCATAGTAAGCCTTGAACTTCGCCCTGAACTCCGTGCCCGTGATGTTGCTCGTGGAGCTTAAATCTGACAACAGGGGTGTGACATACGTGCTCAAAGCCGTGTATGCAGAGCCGTAGGCTGTCTTGGATACTCCGAACTTGTCAGCCGAAGCGTCGTTTTTCGGCTTCTCGGAAACTATCACGTCCCATTCCTTCTTGGCCTGCTGTTTCTCCTGCGCCGTAAGCTTGTTGTCGTTGGCGATGTCCGAAAGCATGGAGTTCGCCTCGTCGGCATCGGCCTGGGCGTTTTTCGCGGCCGTGGCCGCATTGTCTGCGGCAGTCTTGGCCTCTATGGCCTTCCTGGCCGCCTCGCTCGCCGATTCTGCCGCTTCCTCTGCCTTCGCGGCAGCGTCGTCTGCTGCCTTTTTCGCCGCGTCCGACGCTTCCTTGGCCTTTGCGGCGATGGTATCCAATATCGTCTGCCGTTCGGAATAATAGGAAGAGATGTCCGAATAGTCGGATTCCACGGTGATGTATTCGGGAGTGGAGGCGGTGTATTTGGTAAGCGCGGCATCGGCCTTTTTGTACGCGGCCTCATAGTCCGCCACGCTTATGGAATACTTTCCGGCCTCCGCCGTTATCTGCCCGTGTTCCGCCTTTATGTCGGCGTGCTGTTGCTTCAGCGCGGTTTTCTCCACCGGGCTTATCGTGCCGTCGGATTTCAGGTTGTCCAGTTCCGTGTTGGCGGCTTGTGCTTCCGTCTTGGCTTCCCCTGCCGTGGCGGCGGCTTCGTCAGCGGCTTCCTGTGCCGCATTCGCGGCCTCCGCGGCCTCCCGTGCGGCCTCTGCCGCCTCGTTGGCCTTAGTGTCGTCCGTATAGCGTGAGGCAAGCTCCCAATGCGAGATGGAGAAAGCCTCATTCTCTTTCTTGGCGGTCTTGCAACGCAGCAGGTCGTCCTTGTACGTCTCCCCGTAAGTCGCGTTCACCCAAAGGTCGCCCACGTCGTAAGCCTGCCCCGTGGTGGGTTGGCTGACGAAAACCCTGCGTTTGCCGTCTGCCGTGTCCTGTGCCTTGGCCGCTGCGGCCAAAGCCTTTTCCGTAGCCGTGTCCGCGATGGCTTTCCATTTCCACGTGCTGCCGTCTTTTACCCACTTCCAGCTCTTGCCCGTGCTGATGTTGGTATAGGTGTCGTTTGAATGCGCCTGTTTCTGTTCTTCGGTGGTCCACTCGTTCGCCGGGTAGTTGGAGGTCGTCGGGTCGGTTTTTTCAAAGTAGCTTTCTATCGCGCCGTCAATCTGGTCCTGCAAGTCCCCGGCGGTCTGCTGTAGGGCGGCGATGTAATTCTGCTGCTCCGCCAGACGCTCCACCGCGTCCTCCACCTTGCCGCTCACTTCGTCCACTTTGTCCTGTACGTCTCCCACCGAACCGTCGATGTAGTCCTTCACGGATTCACCGCTCGACCATTTGAACACGTCCGCGATGATGTTCACTTCCTTGCGCGAGAACGAGACAAACTCCTTCCCGTCCAACTTGTAAGAGTTGATGCCACGGTACATCTTGATGTAAGGCGCGTCGTTCCCGTAAGCCGCAAGGATGATGGCCGCCTGACGTGCCGCGTCATTCCGGTTCCCCAACTGCACGATTTCGTCACCGGCGGCAGGAACCGTGCTGCCCGCGTCGCAGTCCGTCTTCGAGAGGTCGATGTAATCGTCACCCACGCCCGTCACCAGACGCCAGTAGTAAGTGTTCTTCACGTTCTCGTTCACACCCTCCTTCACGTTGAACGTCTGCGCACGGGCAAAGTCACCCACGACAAACTGGTTCTCAACCGTCTTCTCACCGTCCGTGGCCGTGAAATGGCAGCGGTAATAATCCCCCTTGTCTTCCACATTCACGCACGACATGGAGGCAGGCGTCAGGATAATCTGTCCTCCCACGTGCTTGATTTCCTGAATCACAAGCTTGATGAACTCGGCCACCTTGCGCACAAGCATGCGGTCAACCTCAATATAGGAATCCCCGTTCCCGTCCATTTTCAGGCACAGCCCCGTGCCCAATGCCCCTGTCGAGAATCCCGGCGACTGTATCCCGTTGGCTGTCACTAATTCACGCACCAAAACATTAAGCAGTTCCGCAGCCCCGTCCGCGCCAATCTTCGCGCCCGATTTCCCTGCGGAATACTTCCCAATTTCCAATGCCCCCCTCAGCAGAAGCGAGGCCAGTTCCGCTTCCCCGTCGGAAGAGATTTGGCCGCCGGATTCGCCGGGTGAAAAACTACCGATTATCAGCCCTTGGAGGAAAGTAATGATGCCCGAAGCGGTATCATCGTTTAACTTTGAAAGGAACTTCTTGGCCAGTTCTTTGTTGTTCTTTTCTATCCCTTCTTTTATCTCCTTGTCTGTCCTTAGCGAAGAATAGGCGTTTGTATCCGACGGCTCGGTTTCATCGTCCTTCTTTATCAAATACACATTTGTACCTGATGTTGAAGAGCTTACCTTTCCAGGAAAGTAACTGCTTCCGTTCAGTTTGATGGAATCTATCTTGTCTTCAAGTGCGCCAAGACGGGAATAGGAGGCACTTTCACCGATGGTATACACAGGAGAATCCCATGGAATGTCAAGTGCAAGTTCATAGCCAAGCACACGCATAGTACGGGGGCTTGGGAAGAATGAGGGGTTGTTGACCGTTACCTTCTGGCCTACATCGAAAGGACAAGGTGTTTCCTGTGCCTCATTACGTGCCTTTGACCAGTCTGACATGAGTTTGGCCGACACGGTGCCGATGTTGTTCCTGATTTTCTCGGCATACTTCTCTGCTTCAGATTTCAGTTCCTCTTCCGCTTCTGTGACAAGGTTCTCAAAAACATATTCCGTGTCGTATCCGGCCATGACAAATTCATTCCCGGCCTCTGGTTTCATTACCGTATCCGGCAAACGGCCCCCGTAGTCCTCGTTGGCAACTATTTCAAAGCATGTGGACGTATTGTCACTCTTTTCCGGAAGGAACGTAAGGCCGAATGTAAGTCCGGCAAGCTTTCCGGTTTGGAAGGTGATCGTAAGTTTCTCTGAAATCACATAGGAATTGTCGAACCCCACAAGCCCGGTGGTCTTGATGGTATACACCGGTACTTTCATTCCTGTGGGTTTCTTTTCCTCGCCTTCCGTGACATCAATCATTTCTTCTTCGACCGAAGATATGGAAAGCACCTTGCGTGGATAGACGTAATCGAAAGTCACGATGCCCTCTATCACTTCGTCTGGTGACATGTCGGGGTATACGTCTATATACGGTGTGCCTTCAGGAAGCATCAGCCTGCGTTGTACAACCCCGTTTACCGTAAGGCCGTCAACGTCGGAATTGAAATAACCAATGGGGATTTTCATCCTTACGAGATTTCCAATTTCCACTTTCCTCCCCTGTGACGAAGGCTCAAATTCAGAAATGTCACCACGAATACAAAGCTTGTTGAAAAGAATCTCGTTCGCGTTACCCTCAGAAACCTTGTATGATGGATTGAAAACAGCCTCATATTTATGGCTGT